TATCCTCAATATCGTTACCAGCCTGGGTAGCCATAAGACGTGCAATGTGATCCTCTAGATCTGGACCTTCAATATTGTCTTCAAGAGACTCTGCTGAAAGCTCCCAATCAAGACGGAGCTTGCGTGTTGTAAGAGATACTTTGTTAAATGTAGCATTTTGTGCAGAGAAAGTTGTAGTATTAGCATTTGTATAGCTATCGCCACTTGCCACGAAGTTACGTGGGTTGTCTTCCTGTGCAACTGTCATGATACGCTGTCCAACTGCAACACGATCAATCTCGGTTGTGTTTGAACGCATACGGATTGTACGAGCTGCCTTAGCAAGAATTGTAGCATCCCACATGTAATCCAAGAAGCGATTAGCTTGATCTGGATATAGGAGTCCGTTACCTGAAAGGGTAGCAGAGTCTGAAGATGCATTGACTGCTGAAGAACCGAGGTCCGTAGTATCAATTACTTTTTGTAGAAGTTCATTACTCATTTTTATTTCACCACCTTGTTTTTTCTGTATTTTTATATATTACTAGCACTGAGGAAAGCGCCTTGCCATATACTTTGTTTTGGTTTTGTTTGACCCATTGGAGCTTCTACCCCAATGGACTTCTGTACTGCAGTAGCTGACTCAAAGCCCTTGAGCTGATGATCAACATATTCGATCTTTTCGAACATATCAGTTACTGACTTACTCAAAGTTTCGTACTTTGCAACGATTTCGTCATTTGCCTTCTGGATATCCTCATATCCCTTTGACAAACGCACCATTTCTGCACGTGTTTCATTGACAATGTTATACATGTCCTGAATTGTTGCAGCATGTGTTGCATAGTTCTTCTCAATAGACTCACCAAAGAAGGTCTTGAGGTCGCTGACCATCTTTGTCAAATCAAGTGCATCTTCTACTTCAGAGATTGATACAGCCTTTTCAATGCTGGTATCTTCTGTAGTTTCTGAAACAATTGAAACTTCTTCGGCTGGAGCCTCTACATCAATTGACTTCTCAATTGTTGCATTTGTATCTTCTGCCATGTTGTTACCTCCTTCGTTGAGCGAAATATCATCACTCTTTTTAAGCCCGTCCTCAAACGAGACTTTCTTTTTGCTATTTTGATCAGGATAAAGATTAATGGTAGCATTGCTATCAATTACATTTCCCGCCAAACCTGGAGCTGCTGTCTCCGTTGCTTCGTGTGCTGATGTTGGTGCATCATCTTTCTTAAAATAAGAATCAATTACTTTTTCAATTGCTTCAAATTTTTCAATATCTGATTGCTCAACCCAACCAATATTTTCCATACGTGCATCACATACAACACAATCTTTTGTTGTTGCTGTATCTGTTGATGCAATCTCATCATTCTTACACCAGAAGACATTTTCTAATGTTATTCCTTCAATCATTCCTTTTACAAATGTGCTTCCATCTGTATTCTTTTCAATAGAAAAAAAGTTTGCAAGTTGATTTGCTGGTGAATCTACTAATGATAATTCATGTAGATCATAGTCATGAATAACTCTGCGAGTCTCTGCTTCCCCGCCAACTTTTTCCATCTTTGCATCATTAATGTTTCCGCCAATTGAGAAGCCTGAATAAGTTCCGTCCAAACATTTTTCCCAGGCATCCTGTGCGCCTTTAGAAATATATGCAGTTACATATACGCCATTATATTTCTTTTGAGTCTCTGGATCAAAGAATGTGTCGTGCTTAAATTTAACCATTTTACCAACTGCTGTTGGTCCGTGCATTTCACGAATGTTTCCTCTGAATCTTTCAAAGGCTTTCTTATTTGCATCTGCAGTAACAATATCGCCGTGGCGATCAACGTTGTCTAATGAAGCAAAACCAGACACCAAACGCTTCTCTTTATCAACCTTTGTGATAGGGAAATGGAGAGCTGTAGAAGATTCGCTGTTTTGCCAGTACGTTTTTTGAATGTCCATATGTAAATAAATAATATCAAGTTTTATAAATAAGTCATAATTTAACTGATATTTTTTATAATTCCTGAATTGATTTGGATGACCTTTTTTACATCCGACCCCTCTGGTTGATAGGGCTTATTTTCTACAGATGGAGCTGGTGCCCCTGGATCATGGTCTTCTATGTTGGCGACATATGGTGTAACTATGTGAGAATCAGGGGTTACATTTGGACTTGCCATTGAATTATGTGATGCCAATCCACCCGTAACAAATCCCATTATTGGATACATTAAATGGGCAATATCACGCTGAAACCCTGTGGCTGCCCAAGCTGAAATTGCACCTATAAAAGCTATCCCAAGTTGTTTTGCGTCTGACACGCTAAATTTAAAATGATGCTTTAAACTCATAACGAACCTTTTAACTCATCATAAATAATTTGTGGAAGTGGCCCAGTAACCTTAATGCCTTGTTTTGCTTCATACTTAACCAATGCCGTCCGTGTTTGTTTATTCATAATTCCTGTAACATAATTACTTGGAAGAAGTCCCGCCTTCAATAAAGCTTTTTCTACTGCCATAACTGCATCACTTTTTTGACCCAAATTGAATGCTGTTGTGCTTGTTGGAAATGGCGGTGCTACAAATACTGTGGGAGAAGGCGTAGGTGTTGGTGTTGTTCCGCCTGTTGTAATTGGAGTGCCATGTAAAGCTGCTGCAGCGCCCGCTGCGGCTGTGCCAGTAGCTGCCACACCTGCTGTTGCCTTCTTACTTGTAACACCCTTTGAAACAGGTTTTAAAGGCACTGGGTATTTAGGTCTTACAATAGCCATAACGTAAAGGTATGGACGATGTTCTCTGTAACACCCTCCACCATTTGCAGCAGCACTTGTATTTTTATCAGTTGTATTAAACCCAATCGTTGTCAATCCATCTGATGATGCTGACTCAATTATTTCAACATGCTCTGCTACGCCAGTTCCCCAACTAAAGAATACTAGGTCGCCTGGTTGCCCTTGATATTTGTTTACAACTAAGCCTTGTCTCTGAAACCATGCCAGGCCTGCAGGACAGTATGCGAAACCTTTTGGAGTTTGTGCAGCAACTAAATGTGATAAACCAACTTGTGCAAAACACCACGAAATTCCCATAGCACAATAACTTGCATTAGGGACACCATACCAAATTCCGTATGGGTTTTCATTCATAGGTCCTTCAACAAAACCTATTTGGCTTCTAGCAACATTTAATACATCTAGTGCTGTTGCCATTTTTAGTTACCTTCTTGTGGACCCTCGCCCTTTGCGTTCCGAGCGGTGCCCATTTTATCAGGAGCGTTTAAAGTTCTATTTTGATCACGTGTTTTATTTCCACTTGCATCAGATGCTGCATCTTGTGCTGCTTTAGGATTAATAACTAGCACTGCATCACCGCCTTCAAGTGGAGCCATTCCACGACGTGCACGAACTTCGTTAGGAGTAATAACTTGATCCTTTAGATATCTGTCATCAATACGAGATTGAGTTTCTTCATCTGTAAGTGCAAGTTCATTAAATCTTAAAACAAACGCATCAGTAAATTCTCTGATAATCAAGTTTATTTTAAATTCTAGCTCTTCTTGACGTGGACGGCATACTTGCTCTTTAAATGTTTTATCAGCATCTTTAGCATTTGCCAATGACACATTCGCAGGCATACCTAATTTAGAAACTGGAACACGATGAGAAAGAAGAATACGATCTCTGTTTTCTACTGCATAGTTTCTGAATGAAGAATCTTGTATCCCCGCCTCAATTGGTTCCATGTTAAATTCAACACGACCTTGTTCACCATCTGATGGAAGCGGGATATAAAGAGTTCTGTGGTTTCTACCCTTTAGTCCAGTCTGGAAAAACTCTAGTAACTTACGTTCTGAATCAGCAGTAAGTTTTGCACCTTTTACTGTAATGATATAGCGTGGGACAGCTTTGTTTTCAAAGTAATCCAAGTTGAAGCGTTGAGCAAATTCATCACCTGCAACTGCATTTTTTGCTGACAAAACGTCTGGTACACCATAGTAGGTATTTGACGGAGTAAACACTTTAAAGTGAATAACTTCGTTTGGCTGGGGATCAGTACCTATCTGATCTGGGGTCTCGGTATCACCGAAGTTTCTAAAGAATGTGTAGCGGTTATAAACAACCTGAACAAAACCATCACGGTGACGACGGATTCTCATGGTTGTTGTAGGAATATGCCCAATGTAGCCAATCTTGCCATTTGTTGTACGACCAACTTCAAGGTAAGCATTTCCAGTTGACTCTAAATCAATAAAAACCTTTTTCATTGTTTCTGTAAATGAATCATCAGAGTTCATTGATTCCAGATAAGAACGAAGCTCTTCTTTGTAACCCTCAAGCTTTGAACGCAACTTGTCAAGCTTCTTTGGATTATCCATGACTTCTTCAATTTTTGCAGTTGTTGCCCAGGTATTATCAAATTTATATCCTAGTCCTACAACGTTTGCTGCCTTAGCATTTACTGCAGAGTGATGATATGGAGAAATATCATATAGTTGAGCCAAGTACAAAATGTTATATGGAGGCTGAACAATTTGAAATAAAGAATATCCTGTTAGATCAAGTGGATCAAGTTTCTTTGACTTTGCATCACCAACACCAGTAAATGACTTTTGAATTCTATTTACTTGACGACGAAAATTAGGACTTAAACCTTCTGCTTTTTTAATTTCATCCCATGGTGCATTAAATGGATCACCAAAATCATGTTCTACTGTATGTGATGGAGCATCAAGCTTTACTGTGATTCCGCCCTCATCTTCATCCATGCTATCGTCAATAGTTAAATTAGCCAAGATTCATTTCCCTCATTTCTTTAACATAATCCATCATTGCTGGTAGGTCATGCTCATCTGGCACAAGCCCCATTTCCAGTCTTTGTCTTTGTTCTGCCAGCTCTTCATCTGTTACTGGTCTGTGTCCTGCCATAAACATTGGCTTGCCCTCTTCTAAACCATAGTGCTTTGCGGCATCCTTGAGCTTTTTGATCTGACGAATATCGCCTTTTACGGCGGGGATGCTTAAATAAGCCCCCTCTTCATCCATAACAATCTTGCCATCAGGCATTTGCCAGATATAAAGTCCCCAATTGACCTCATCAATTGGCGTTATTTGCATAGGTTTAGTAGGTTTCATATATGAATAATACCACTATATAGCGCTAAAGCACAAAAAATGAACATCTACCTGCCATTTTTATGATATATGATTATGAGCAATGACAGGAACCCCGCCATTTATACTTGTTATTGTACTGCCAAAGTACTCGGATATAGTTCCGATGGTGGAACCATCATTCACAATAGAGTTTTCAGTAGCCAAATAAGATAAATACCTGTTCTGTGCATCCGCCTGTGTAAGCTGATTTGGATAAAAAGTAATATACCCATAACTTGCCTGAGATGGAGTAATACCTGGATATACTGCAGGATCAGCATTATTTATTATTAAATTAGATGTGTGTTGACCACCGTATACAACTACAAAATGGTATGTCTCACCTACGGTTATTGGTAAAACAGCTCCCGCATACTGTATTCCATTTACAAAAAGCATAGATATTGTTTCATTTACCCATAAAGTTCCGTCTGGGTTTATGCTTAGATTAGAGCTACCATCCCCATCTATATAAGTTATAGCATTTCCTACGCCATCATATCTAAACCAAAACTCTACAGTTGAGTATGGGGTATTATTTACTGAATTAATAACAGCGTATCCTGGAACTCCCGCCACTGATGTCTGATTAGAAAAATATAAACCTAAATTGCTACCCTTAGACAATATATTTAAATTATTTTTATTAACGGTATAAGTTTGGTTTGTGGCGGGAGATAAAACAAAACCACCTGAATCTGCAGCAATATCTAATGACTTATATAAAGTAACTGTCAGATTATCAATTCTTGGTTTTGTACCCGCATCTGTAGAAACAGATTGTAGTCTAACGTGAATTAAAAAATTAGTTGAAGCATTTCCTGTTATTGGATTATTATTTAAATAGTTTAAGAAGTCTGGTATAACCTGGTTACTATATATTTCTTGAAAATCATTTCCTCCGTCCCAGGATATTGAAACTGAAGCATACTGATCATTGCCTATTCCATAGGG